CTAACCTCGAAACTTGAATTATCAAGTCTGAAGCTCTCGTATACACCAGACAGACCAACTTGAGTAAGGAATTTTCTTGCTCTACTTCTGCCAAGCTTTTGTTTAAACAGAGCTTTCTGACCTTGTCCAACCTGTTTAACTTCTGCAAACATTCCTACTGCATCAATAACTTTATTAGGAACGATTTCATCAGCAGCTTCAATTATAATTTCATAGATATCATATCTGTTCTTCATGAACTGATTAACGGAACCAGCTAACTCTCTAAGTCCTTCGCGAAGAGCATCATCAACGTTTTCAACAGAGAAGTTAGTTGGAGCCTGACCTTTAGCTGCATATACAGCTAACTCTTTCATTTCTTTAATAGTCATTCTTCACACCTCCTCTATTACGCTTCAAGAACCTGGAACTTCAGAGCAAACTGAGCATCCGGCATTGTTGTTTTCTCAACAACAAGCAGTACAGGACCAGCACTTGGCTTTGTATCAGAAACCTTGATAGCTCCCATGTCACTAATTCCACCATAAAGCGGAGTAGTAGCAAGAGCAGTCGCTGTAGTAGCAGCAGCAAGTGCAGCCTCGTTAGCAAAATCTTCTGAATCCATGCAGATACAGTTAGTTGTAAAGAGTTCACCTACAGAAAGGAAGCCAAGTCTAGGAAGGAATGTACCTCTCTCAAGTTTGAAATCCTTCAGAGCATTTGCTCTTTCATCGTACATATGCTCTGTTGTATAGTTTAAAGCGATTGGCATCTTGGCGGCGTTGGCAGCAGTAGGGAACTTAACAGTTCTATTTACTCTATCAACCGCAAGCAGCATTCCGTTTTCAGCTGGAACTGAAGCAAAATCAGTAGCATCAAGAGCACACTGAGCTTCAACACGTCCATCTCTACGGAAAGATACCTGGTTAAGTTCTAATTGACCAAAGCCGTCAATTACAAGTCTTTTATCAGCCATAATAAATCCTCCGTTATTATTTATTTTTATGCTTTTGTCTTTCCAAAATAGCTTCTATTCCAGTGAGCATAGGCTCATCTTTTGGAACAAAGTTATCTTCGTTATTAGTAAAAATAGTTGTTGACTTAGATTGAACCAGAGCAAAAGCAAGCTCCTTATCTAACTCATCTTTAGTGTAATTATCAATGTTTTCTCTGAAAGATGCAAGCTGTTCTTCATCGAGAATAGTTGTGTATTTTTCAATTACACTTTCTTTCTCTTTTAATTCTGCTGAAGCTTTAAATTCAGCTAGCGCATCTTTTTCAAGATTAATAGCATCAATTGTCTCTAAAGCAGTCGTATAATTCTTATTTGCTTCTTCTAACTCATTCTCAAGTCTTCCATTATCCTGTTGTAAAGTCGCAATTGTAGCTTCAACCTCTTCTTTTTTGGATTCAAAGCTGTCTACTTTTTCTTGCAGACCAGTTACAACCTCATCGATTTTCTCATAAGTATTGCTATTCATAGTATGAAGAACATCTAGCGCACGCTTTTCTTCTTCATTTACATCCACAATATAGCAAGCTTCCATTTTATCAATAGAAAGAGAATCGGTGTCATCATTTTTCGTATAATAAGCTCTCTCATAAGCCTTATCTTCAAATTTGAAAACAACTGCATATGCATCATATACATCGCAAACTGCATAATCCATAGTATAATCATTTTCTTCATTGAATCTAGGGTTTAAGAGGGACCAAATCATATTATATTTCTGATTGTCAGAAAGTTTAAATTCCATATGTTTTTCTCCTCCCAAGTTCTGCTTTTGAAAAATTTCATTATTTTCTAAATCAACCATTAGATTCTTAACAGAATCAACTAATGTGTAGAATGAAGCCCCTTCAAAACATGGCTCATAATCTTCGCCAAGAGCTTGCAATCCTAGGAAACGACCTTCTGTAAAAACAAAATATCGTTTTCCATTTATAAATTGCCATTCTCCATTAATAGAGTCTGCATATAATTCCATAGATTGAGACTTACTAATAATATCAAAAGCTTCTTGTTTGTAAAGTCCAGTAAAAAGGAACACATCCGCGCAAGCATAGGTCCTTTCTACACCATCTATATCAAGATGCTTCTCCCACGCAAAGTTCGGATTTTCTGGTACGATTCCATAAATACGACCTTCATATCTTTCTCTTCCATGGTCGGTATAGTCATCTTTCACATTATCATATATTCCTTTAACAGGAACATATGGTAATGTTGAGATTAACTTTTCCGCAAACTCCTCTGTAATATAAGTGCCATTACGATTGGCACCAGTATAAAAAATTCTACATCTTGCTTTAGATAAGACTTCATTATAACTAGTAACATTACCATAAATAGAAAGAGAAAAAGTCGTTAAATTATCTTTCTCTTTACCCATTAATTAGAACCTCCATTATCTAATGATTTCTCATTAGCAATTGTTTTTGCACTTTTATCCTGTGCATCTTTCTCAGGACGTCCTACGTTTCCTGTCTCTGTATAAGCTGTGCTTAAAGGTAGAAGCTTTTCTTTTAATTTTAAAACATCATTTTCCAAGTCTTTTAAATCATTAAGCTCTCGTTGAGAAATATCCATCGCGAGCGCCGGCAGCATAAAACTATATCCAGAATTGGCTAATTTCAAACTTGTTTCGACATAATCTTTTTGATTATAGTAAGAAATAGGTAAAATTTTATAATTAAATGAAACATTAGTATTGCCAAAACGCTCATTTAAAATTGAAGTAATAAAATTCTCAAGCTTCCTTGCCAATATCATCATTAATGCCATATCATTAGTAATTGAAGTGCTTAACGATAAATTAGAGTCGGTGCCAAATAACTGACTACTAGAACCCGCAGTCGCATAAATATTATTTAAAGCTTTGTCTACAGAATTCAAAGAGTTATCATTAGAAGTTTTAGAAACAATAGCGTCAACATCGGCATAAGTAGTTAATACACTGAGATTTTCATTTTTCCTCATCATATCAACTGCACCCTTATGCATCTCAACCGCTTCATCTGGTTCAAACAATAATCCACCATCCTGTAAATGTGGAATTTTTTGAACTAAAATTTTCCTAATTTCTTCTAGGTCACGCTCTCTATTAATATCTTTTGCATCATCATATTCAATTTCAGCAGTAATGATATTTAAAAAAATTGGCTTGTCATCAACTAATGACATACAAATACCTACATTTGTAGAAATATAACACCAAGGATCATTTGTTTTCCTATTCTTAAAGCGTCTATACCAATTGACCACTTCTTTCGGATAGGCCGCCAACGCTTTTCTACGATATTCCTTATCAAATATAGTATCAAAATAAGTAACATTAAATTCAATTATATCATTGCCTTCTTTATCCTTGAAGCGTGAACGACAATAACTCACAGGCAAATCTAATATAGAAATGGATTTATCTGTCACTCCTTGAATCACCCCATAATAACAACCATCACGCAAGACTTTGATTGCTATATGAGTAAATAATTTAGGAAGTTTAGCATTATCAATAAACTCTACTGCACTATTATACTTTTTTACAATATACTTTTCAGAGAGACTTTTGCCAAAACTTGGATTAGGAATTAACAAACCAGTATATTTTAATAAAGTAGCATAATGTAATAGTAGCCTTTGATAAAAACCACCTTTTGCGAAATAATTACGAGAAAGAGCGATTTGAGATTCAATAGAACCTGAATTAATAATAGTTTCAATTTCTTCTAATGAATAATCTTTAATCCTGTTATTTCTTTCATATCTATAACCCCATCGCGTTGAATTATAGGATGATTCGTTTTTAGCAACCATATCTGTAATTGCTTTTGTAAAAGTTGCTAGTGTATTTTTTTGTTCATCCATTATCTTCCTCCCGAGAAGAAAATAAGCTGTCTTTTACCTCTTCGCTTACGGTGACTTGTTTTATAGTATTCTTCTTCAAGCTCTTTAATTCTCCATAAGCCATAAGAAAAACTTGAATATTTATCTTTAGGAAAACGAGAATTAATTCGTTCAAGTACTATGTCTAAACTAGCACCAGTACGTTTTAGACGTAAATTACTCATCTCTTCAAATAACTTTGTTGTCATTTCATGCGGCATAAGCCTTATGACACGTTGTTCTACAGTCATTTTTTGACCTTTTTTTGTAGCAAGCAAGGAGCTTTTTGCTTCTTGCTCTTTTATTAAAAAGCGAACCAAGCCGCTAGTTAATCGTGAATAACAATTTCCATGTATTTTAGAATTTAATTGATTATTTGCCTTGATTCCATAAAGAATTTTAGGGGCATCTTTTGGCTGGATTATTTTATAATTTTCATCATTAATAAATCCATAAGCTGGCAAATAATTTCCCATTTCATCATACTGAGGTTTAATCATTTCATCAGCCAAACCTACACCTAAACCGTTGGTATCAATCACTACCTCTCGAGGTTTAAATTGCTCAATTATTTTTTTCAAATCAATAGCTTGAATAGTAAAAGGTTTTGTCTGTGGAGTGCGCCCCAGTACAATTAAATTAACTAAGCTAGAATAAAATTTTTCTTTTACTATATTTACCCTAAAAACAGAAACCGCTGTCTGGTCAGAAATTCGACCAACGTCCACTGATATTAAGTAAAATTGTTCAGAATCAGGTCTATTAATTGCGTGCATTTCTGGATTCTTTAGTTTACGATATTTAGAAAGTTTTTCATAAGAAAACCAAGCATCCTCGCTTGAACCTTGCCATAAGCTTAGATATTCTGTAGCAAAAGATTCAGCATTATAAGAAGGACTCATTTTCAATTTATTTATATACTGTTTGTCAATAAGCCCATGCATGGCGGGCAGCCGCCAATCGCATCCAAACATAAAAGCATGTTTAGGGTCAATTATTGCATTTTCAAAAGTATCAATTAAACGATCATACGCAAAAGAAGTTTTACTTCCCGCTGATGTAGTTGCAATTATCTGCTGATTAGGCTCATTTTCATTAACCGTATTATTCGGAAGACGTCTTGAAACGTTTACAAGAGGAATAACTACTGAGTTAATTGCATCTTCATCTCCATCACGTATCTCATCAATCTCGCCGCCATGTCTACGTCCTCCACGGGCCGCATCACCAGCAAGAACTACGTCAAACACTGAACCATTTCTAAATTTTAAAGTTACATAATCCTTACCGAAATTACCAGGCATATCACTTAATTCCCAACCAATTATTTCTTTTTTAAGTAATGGCCAGTGATCATATATCTCATAAATTTTTTCTTTCGTAATCTGTGCTGCCTGTTGTTTAGTATTCGCACACATAAATACTTTACGACCAGGTATAAAAACACATTGTAAGAAAAGAGCTAAAATAGTAATAAAAGATTTTGAAAAAGCACGTGGTGCAGTAATAAATACATCCTTAAAACGCATGAGCGCCCGCAATGTAAATCTTTGATAGAAAAAAAGACTAAATTCGGAATCTGCAGGACGTATTATATCTAAGTAATAATCGGGATAAGCAGTAAATAGATTAACCCATTTACATAAATCATCATAGTGTCTATTTAAATATTCATTAGTAATAACTGCACCTTTTTCAAGTTCAATACCCTCGCGCTCTGCTCGTTCTATAAAATCATTAGGTGTAAGTTCTTGCTTAGTGGACAAAATAATTTTTCGTTTTTTCTCTTGCATTATTTGTCCTCCAACTCTGCTTCGAATTCATCATCTTTGAATAATTGTTCGAAGCCATCATTTTCATAATTATCGAAATCTGTATTATCTTCATTTAAATTATAATAAGATTCAAGCTCGGCCGCAGTCTTCAAAGATTGTATACGTTGGGTTATCTCATCTCCTATACCACTTTCATTAGTATATAAGCGTTGATTCCAACTTTGTATATTCTTAATGGTTTCATCAACCACATCTCTAGTTTCACCATCATAGAATTGATTAACGAATCCTCTTTTTTCAAGCCATCGACACAGTTCCCCCATAGATTCAAAGTCGCTAGCATTTTTAACATTTTTCGGGGTAAACTCACCAGTTTTTACTAATTTATCATAGGAAGCTAAAAGCTTATCAAAATCTGCTCCTTCTCTAATCCTACAATCAATTTCATAAGAAATTTTACAAATTTTTAAAGCTTGGTCACCCTGAAGGGCGCCATTAATATTCTGAGTTAATAAAAGACCATCATATAAGTTTTCTAAATAATTTAAGGCTTCATCATCATAATTGAAACCCCATTTTTCTTGTAGTTTATGTCTTTTTTCATCTACAAGTCTAGGAATAGCTTCATCTAATGCGTCAACATTCTTTAATTCTTTATAGGCTTCTTGATAAGAACTCCAATCTATATTTTCATATTCGTCACCGAAATAAATTAATACATATGATTTTAATAGCTCCGGCGCAGTATGCGTATTTTGTAATTCTTCAAACTTCTCCATCTCAAAAGGAATATCTAGATATTGGCAAATCTTATCCATTACATTCCAATCATATCCAGATTTCTCTAATCTTTCCCCTAGACAATCTACACATACATCAATATAACCAGTAGGATATAAAAAAGATTTGGTTCTTAAAAAAGAAAAGGAATCTTTGGTTTGGCCGCAGCATACACATTTCTTCGCGCTAAAATCTATATCAAAATGTGGATTAACAGCCATAACTATTTCTCCTTTTTATTAGCAGCGTGTACTAATTTACTTAAATTGCGGCGGCGCAGTTTGTTCATTTCTCCAAGAGCATCACATAAATCTTCCCACAGACTGCAAAAATCTCTCGGCGTGTCTTTCTCACCTTCCTTTTCATATATATCTATTCCTAGTATCTTACAAATCCCTAAAAATTGAACTGGATCCAGTTTTACAATCTCCATTAGTAATTTTTCTGGACTGTCTTTTCGTTTTCTTTTCATATCCTATTCCCCCTTCTTCTTTTTTCTAGCCTCACGTTCACAACGCTTACATTTATTTTGAAAACCATCTTTGCTTCTAGTTTTTTTAACCCAATTTCTTCCATCTAATAATAAAATTTTGCCACAGCTGTTACACTTTTTAAAATTCTCTTTAAAGAAACAATTTTCAATAGTATCTTGATGTAATTCTACAGCTTCAACAATTTTTCCGACAATTTTCTGTTTGAAAATCGTACTAATATAATTAGCCGTATACCTTTTCCCATATTTTTTATTTATATAATCCGCAATATCTACGTTCTTTGTTTTCTCTTCTTTTAAGTACAAAATTTCTCTTTGTATGTCAGTTAAATCTGCCATTTTTTCATAAAATTTTAAAGTATCTAATAAATTTTTTAAGTTATTTTCGACCATGTGGTCATACTCTATTTCCTTTAATCTATCATCAATTTCTTCTCTATATAAATAAAGTTGATAAATTGACTCCGGCTTTCTAAAATCGAAAGTTTCTTTTTCACTTTTCGTATTTTCCTTTTTAGCCCAAATTAATTTGCTAATTTGTTGTAGTTGCTTTTCGTTAAGCAAGTCTGGATTAAAATTTAAATCAAAAATTACTTCCCCAATTTCACCTTCTTTAATTCCCAAAGGAAGAACTTCAATATCACAATCAAAGGCGGCCGTTTTATCTTTAAAAGTCAAAATTGATTGTGTAATATTAAAAGTCGGTTGATAAGAGTCCCTTAAAACAAATTGCTCTGTTCGTAACTCTTTTAACTTATGTCTCAATTTTAAATATTTATATTGATTAAGTTTTTGACTTCGCGCACGTATACGTTCTATTTCTTTATCTTCAAATCTATCTAACAATTCTTGTCTTGGTGGTTTTTCTCTTTTTCCAACCCTTTCTTCATAAAAATTAATTTCCAATTCAGTTTCATCAATTGATTTCCAAAGGTCTTCAAAAGCTTGTTTTAAAAATTCGGGTGCTTTTTTCCTAGCTTCTTTTCTACTGAATACTTCTCTATTTTTCTTGAAAACAACTGCATCATCTAAAGAATGGAGTTGTATATTTGTCAAAGCCGGATTTTCTAAAACCGCATCTAAAGATTCAGCTTCTTTTGGTCTAGTCCATTTAGTTTCTAATCCGACTCCGGCGCCGAGTGCGACACCATCATCTGTTTTTCCCCATAATAAATAATCTGCAATTGTAGAAGCTTCTTTTGCAGTTAAATCGGGGAATTGTATTATATAATGTTCAATGAAATCAGCTCGTTCTTTTGCTGTTTCCAAGCTGAAATCTAGTTTTAACCTATTCATGTCATTTTATCCTCCTCAACTATAAGTATAACACAGACCTATATAGATGTCAAATTTTGAGAATCGGCGACAGAATTTGCTCTTTTTTAAAAAAACAGTTATAATTATTATAGAAAATAGAAAAGTAGTCTTTAAAAAAGGAGTATATATATGCAATGTGAAGCAAGCAAATGCCCTATAAAATATGAAGAAAAGTGTAAATATCGGATTGGTTTTTGTTGGGGTAGCCTATCTTGGAATAGATGTACTTATACTAATTCAGATGATATAGCAGCGATTATTGACGACACTAATAAGATTAAAGAAAGTACGCTGCAAACATCATATGAATTATCGTCCGCGCCACCAAAAGAAGAGAAACCGACAACCGCTGATTGTTGGGGTTGTAATTGTCTTAAAATGGAACGATTGTCAGAACGACCTGAAGGACACTGGATAACAAAATGGAGTGGCAACGGTTGGAATGAGGATTGGGATTATACGTGTTCTGTATGTGGAAAGGAATATAAAAAAGCCGATAGCATTTTATATCATGCAAATTTCTGTCCAAATTGTGGAGCGATTATGAGGAATGAAAATAATGACTAGAGAAGAAATAATTATGGAAGCGGAAAAAATTCGTGAACGCGGATATGTTGATTATACAGTTCAATCACAACATGCACTTGACATAGTGATAGAAAAATTTAAAACAGAAAAACCTAAAGGACATTGGGTTGCCGACTTTTATGAAAAGAATTGGGAAACAAAGTATTACAATTGGCATTGTAGCGAATGTGGGGCAGAGTTTGGAGATAGTAGACCTATATGGAATTATTGTCCAAACTGCGGAGCAGATATGAGAGGAGAAAAGACAAATGACGAATATTGAGTGGTTAAGAACTTTAGATGTTGAACAATTAAGTAAATGGATAACAGAGTGGGCGGTTAAATATCAATATAAGTATACTCTTTCTGAGCGGGCGCTCACTAATTGGTTAAAGGAAGAAAGATATAATTCGACAAATGTAAAAGAGGAAAGTAATGACTAGAGAAGATGCAATTAAGGTGTTAGAGCTAATGAAAGAAGGATTCATAGCAGTACAAAACGGAAACTCTGTAATGTATGGATTCGGTAATTATGGGGTACAAGCTTTTGACATGGCCATAGAAGCATTAGAATGCGCGCCACCGAAGGGGCGCTGGCTTAATGTCGATGGGATCCCAACTAAAGCCCAATATGCCGTGTATTGTTCAGAGTGTACAAATTGGAGCGAATACGCATCGAACTATTGTATGAACTGCGGAGCAGATATGAGAGGTGAAGGCGATGACGAATGAGCAGGCAATTAAAAGTATACAAGAACTGAAATATTGTCTCCGAACTTGTTTGCCGAGAGACAAGGCTGAGGCGCTCGATATGGCAGTTGAAGCATTGGAGGATATGCGACCGAAAGGACGTTGGCTACACTACCGAACTAAATCCGGAATCATCAGACATGAATGTTCCGCATGTGGTGATAGTTTCACAACTAGCGACACATATGGGATGTACTATTGCTCCAATTGTGGAGCAGATATGAGGGGTGAAATCTGTGGATGTGACGTAGACTATGAACAAGCGGTTACACAATTAGAGTATGATATACAGTATGAGCCGACGTACAACCCTGAAGATGGAAGTGCGTAGATACAGAGAAAGGAGAAACGATGGGTGAGTGGATTGTTATTATTTTTATTTTTTTAGTTGGTTTTGGGCTAATAAACATTGTTCTCTTTGTAGTGATAGGTGATGCACTTCGCGGGACTAAGACTAGCGAGGCGATAGATGAAACAATAGCAAGATGGATAAAGCGAAAGGAGAAGCGATGATAACACAATTTGACATTCAGAGCGGCTATGTAAAGAGTATAATTTTAGAGTTAAACCCAGTAGAAGGACTTGTATTAAACGACGCGCTAATGCAGTATGCAGATGATCTAGAAAATAACGAAGTAGACAGAATGATGGCAACAAATATGCACGATTCATTCATTAATTCAATGAATAGGGAGAAACAATGAGACTAATTGACGCAGACGCACTAAAAGAAAAAGTTGAAGCCATAATATTCGGCTGCAGTTTTAAAGGCGACGAACTCCATTGTGAATTAAATAGTGTACTCGATTATATATCAAATACCCTAATCGACGGCGCGCCCACTATGAACGAATGGATTCCATGTAGTGAGAGGTTGCCGAGCGAAAAAGGGAATTATCTTGTATGGTACAGATTCTATGATGTGATAAAGGATAAGATTATGAGTTCATGTAAAATAGCATATTATAGTACCGAACTTGATCATTGGCTGGGCCTTCGATATAGTGAATATTCAAGAGATGTGGTTTTGGCGTGGATGCCATTACCTGAACCGTATAAGGAGGAAAGCCATGAGATTGATTGATGCATGGACGTTATACGCGGAAGTGCTGTACGACTGGGGTACGATGGACTCTGAGAAGTTTGAAAAGGCAGTTTTTGAGAAGATAGCAAATGCTTCAACGGTAGACTGTTGGATTCCATGCAGTGAGAGATTACCAGAAGAAGATGGAGAGTATCTTATATGGTGTGTGTCTTATGACGTGACTACAGGCGATAAAGCTATAAATACATACGGCATATCATACTATGATACTCAATTTGAAGCTTGGACAGGAGTTCATGTTGGTGGTTTTTTATGGAATGAAGTTACTGCATGGATGCCGTTACCAAAGCCATATAAGGAGGAGACAGATGAATTTTGATTTTAGACGCACATTTAAACCAACACCTGAAGAAATAGCCGAAGATGAAAAACGATTTTTAAACCTATATAAAGAACTAGCGAAAGAAAAGGGATGTAGTACGTGCGGGCATCTAAAACACGTTATTGATCTTCCAGGTTTTGTTACGGGTGAAGAAAATGAATGTACTGAAGGGCTTGAATGTGATACTGTTTTATATACAGTTAAAAATTGCCCTAAATGGATAAATAGAATGGAGGAAATAAATGAGTAAAGACTTAGAAGCAGATATACTCCGCGCGGCAGAGCAAGCATATGATTTTACAGAATGTAAAAAAGATATTTCAAAAATGCTCGAACAAGATGAAACAACAATTATAGACGTTTTCAAAGAAATTGCGAAATACCTAGGTATGATAGATAATCAATGGATACCTTATCCCGAACAGGTGCCAAAAGAAGAAAAAGAATATTTAATTAGTTGTAAAGAAGGATGGGTTGAAACTCGGTGGTATAATCCTAAAGAATGGAGTTTTTTTAATGTTAACGCATGGATGCCACTTCCTCAACCTTATCACACAAATACAAAAAGGAGATAACAATGAATTTTAACTTGCCTAAAATAAAAAAAGAAGAATCTATTAAAATATTAGAAGCTTATGACAACCTTATGAAAGAATTAGAACAGGAGGAAGATAACGAATGTTAGACTTGTTTATCATACTCGGCGCGACTGCGATACTCTTCTTTGGCTTCGGCGCACTGTTCGGTACTTATACAATAAGAAAACAAAGTCCATTTAAATGTTTAAGATGTCAAATGACATCTAATCCACCCTATCTTAAACGGAGGTAATAAAATAAATGAATTATTATTCAAAAAGAGGTTCGACTGGTGAAAATAGCTCTACAGGCACCGGTGGTTTAGGTTTTTGTGGCGCATTAACAATTGCTTTTATTATACTAAAACTCTTAAATAAAATTTCATGGAGTTGGGTATGGGTTTTGGCGCCGACGTGGATTCCACTTCTATGTGTCTTTATAGTTTTAATCGTAATACTTTTTATATGTAATCGTTGAGGAACCGATATGTACTATAAATGGGATATACCTGATAATTTTAAAATCATTTATGAATGCCCCGTTAAATGTTATAAAGAACCATACTATGAACTTAGTCTTAAACTCTGCGACTATTCACCAGTAATGGCTAAAGATGGTTCACCAATATGCTATATATGTATTGATCCAGAAAAAGTTAAATCAGACGAAGATATTATGTCAGATTTTAAAATAGATTGGGAGCTTTTAAAACTATTACAGGAAAAGGATCGGGAGATAAATGTTAAAAAAGAAATATGTATGCGATCTATGTGGAGAAGAAATTGAAGAAGAAAAAGTAGCGTTAATAAAAATGACAGAAGGATATTACAATAGAAAAGAACACTATGAATTTCAACTTAAAAATGGTTCTTCTATATCTATGGATGTTTGTCCTTATTGTTTAGAGCGAGCGAAAAGAATGTTTAATAACTCAGAAATTGATAAATCCTATTGTGAAGTTTTTTGTAAAGGAGGAAATAAATGACAAGACGAGAAAGACTTGAAGCTGTAATAAATGGAGAAATTACAGAAGAACTAATTGCAGACTGTAAGGCGGAATTGGAGAAGCTGAACGAACACAAAGATAAGGTTTTGGCAAGAGCGAAAGAATCGGTCAATTATAAGGAAAACAAAGTATATGAGGAACGGATTTGTGAGGTTTTAGGTGAGGAACCGAAGTTGATCGATGAAATTAGATCGATGGTTGCGCCGGAGCTTACGAGACAGCGAATGACTGCGATTTGTACGAATTTGGTGCGCGAAGGTCGTATTTATGCGGTGGATATTAAGGTTAAGGGAAAAGGTAAAAGAAGAGCCTATCATAGATAGGTTCTTTATTTTAAGTTGAAAAATTTATTTCGTGGATATTTTGAGGCAGGCCCGGGAACATACGTTCGAACTAAAAAGGAAATTTCCGGAAACCACCCGCCCGGTTACGTGACTTTAAAATTTTCGTTTCCTATCGATGCGAAGCGAAAATTTTTCAAAACTCGGCTCGTAAATTTTCAGAATCTTTAAAATTTTCCGAGAATTTTTCAATATAATTTATTAGGCAGGGTTAAAAAAGAGGTGGGAGATTTTCCCAAAACTGGGAGGGTTTTACTCTATACCATAGGCAAAAAAATAAGGGCTATTTGCCCTTATTCATATCTGCTATGAACTTGTTTACTTGCGGTTCAGTTGTTACAGTTGCGTTCCAGAGTTTCAGTTGGATTTCTTCGCCATTCAATCTGACGTCTCCGCACTCCGTACACTTTGCGGTTGGGTTTTCGTTCATTTCTGCTCCAGTGACTTCACTGAAGATGATTTCAAAGAAGTTACCACGATTTCCCTTGTATCCGTTTGCTTTTGCCTCTTTGTAGCGTCTTTCAAACTCTTTCACTGTGCAAAGGTCAATGATTTCTCTTGCGTACTCTTTCATAATCTCAAATGCTTTGTTACTGTTCCAAATTCTGACTCCATATACACCACCATGTGACTTTGAGTTACGTTCACATACTGTAATCATTGACATTACTTCGTCAGCGTTCTCGATGATTACTGCTTTCACTATTCCTTTGTCACGGATTGCAAAGGCATAAGTGTGAGTGTATTCTACTCTTGCAAGTCTGTCCAGTATCATTGTTTTGATTTCGATGTTTTCGTTAGTTCTCATTTCGTTCGCTCCTTTACTTAACTTATCTATCTCTTATACTATAGATTATAAAGGATAAAACAGCATATGTCAACTGGTTTATTGAACTTTCTTTATGACTTGAGGGTAAAATAAGGGACTCACAATGATGTATATTAATAATAGAAAGAGAGAAGAAATAAAGAAAGAGAGGTAAAGGAAATGACTAAACAGGAAATGATGAGAAGATACGAAGAACTTGAAAGAAGAGAGTTCATGTATGAAATGGTAGATAGAATGACAAGGCAGGATAAAGAAGAACTTGCAGAGGTCAGAAGAGAAATGAGAGAAATTAAACAGAAACTGAATTAATAAGTTCAGGGTAAAATAAAGGACTCTAACCAGTATATAATAAAGACAAGATAAAGATAAAGAACACAGTTCAAAGAAAAGGAGAAAGAGAAATGACAGTTAAGGAATTAAGAGAAGTATTAAAAGAATTTGATGAAAATATGGAAGTGCAGATAGTTGATAATCATTGGAATGAGCCAATTGATGATGTAGATGAATATGACGGAGTAGTTATTATTAGAGCACCTTTTTAAAAGAAACCAACAGGTTTCTTTTTTCTTTCTGATGATACGAACATATGTTCGTTATCCAGGCCGCAACTACTTTAATACTTTAACGCGTTAAAGCGTTTATTCGCCATTTTAAGCGTGCCTTATTTAAATAAGGCGATTTTAAAAAAGTCGCTTAAATCGGCGATTTTCGGCCTTCTCGACGAAATTTTTGTTTTTATACAAGTAAAATATGCAATTTGAAATTTCTAGACTATAGGCGTATAACGGTCTATTTTCCATTCTCAGCGACTTTTCCAGTTATTTACAGTCATGTATTTTGTGTACGCAATGCAATACATAAAACGAACATATGTTCGAGGGCGGCCAGGCCGTTCCGCTTCAATGCTTTAATGTGTTAAAGCGCGGGCCGGCCAGGTGGCGAACACACGTTCGTCGGTCGGGCGGCCACGCCGCGAACATACGTTCGAGGTGGCGGGCCGGGCGGCCGCTTCAACACGTTAAAGCGATGAAGCGGATCGATCCGGATCCGATCGCTTTAGTGCGGTGAAGTGGTAAAGGGGTAAAGTGGTCCGGATCATCCGCTTCATCGCATTAAAGTGGTAGAGTGGTACAGTACGAACATTGTTAACTTTTTAACAATCTAAATTGTCAGAATATTCGGAATGTATACAGTATGCAGTATAGTTGTCAGAATATTGAGAATTGTCAGAATATTCAAAGTATTCAGTATGTATACAGTATGTACCAGTAATTACCAATCTGCTTGCAAGAACCGTGCCAACTTGCTATATGCAAGTTTCGTGCCAACACGAAAAAGTGTATGGATATCCATTTTCATGTATAATCCAATAAATGGGTGTATATACATTGTATTTAAAAAACATACATAGGAAACGTTGAAATTTCAACGTTTTCAGGCTTTTGAGTATACATAAAAATGAATATTATGCACAGTTTATACATGGTTTATGTATATTGTTTTTTGTATACAATGTATAATGTATGTATATTCATGTATAAATTTTTTGGACGTTGGAATTTCAACGTTTTTGCGACAGTATGTATAAATATTCATCTTGACTATACATTGTACTTCCTTTAAACTATATATGTAAGGGGGAAACTAACAGTTTTTGGTAATCGAAAGGTTGGTAAATTATGGTAAAGAATGTATACAATATCGCGAACTTCCGTTATTTCTACGATAATACCCGCAAAGGTGCAAAATACAACTATTTAGACACGCTGGTAAAATCCTACAAATGGGGAAACGCTGGTGAATTCTTTGAAGTCGTTCTTAAGTGGGTTATGGGATTACCTGCACACAAAGACCCTAATGGGAGCTACGACACGGGAAGCGACATCGAAGAAACTGGAACTTCTGTAAAAAGCTGGAAGTTCACACTCGCTACAATCAAGGCTGACAGTTTTGAAGAAACGCTTGACATTTACTGGAAAAATGTAAAAAGCTGGAACTGGTCTTTCGGTTGGGTCGAAGGTGACGAACTGGTAGAATATAACATGAACGCTGACGAGTTCAATCAGTTCCTTTACAGATTTTGCAAGTATGACAAATCAAGCAAGGCGGTTAGAGGTCCTGCAATGAGCAACAAGAAAAGGCTCGAGGTCGAAGCATGGTTCGAGGAGAGGCTGTAAAGCCTCCTCGGCCGGCGAAGAAAAAAAGTTTAAAAAGGTGTTGACAGCCGGTGAGAGCTGTGATATAATAAAGATGAAGTTAAGGAAAGGAGCTACTACAATGACTAAGAAAGAATTCACCAAGTCCGTTACTGCTGAGGTCGCTGAGCTGCTGAAGGTTCAGTTGGACATGTCCCTCACCGAGGGCGCAAGGGCTAACGCCCACGCTGAACTCGTCAGCCTGATGACGGGTTCCGCTGAAAAGGCTTGGGAGATGTTCGACTTCTCCTAAGCCGAGGACATAACAATATCAACAAAGAAAAGAAAGAAGAGGTAAAAAAATGACAGTTAAGGAATTAAGAGAAAGATTAGCAAATTTAGACGATAACACACATGTTTTCATCGAGGGAGAAGAGTTTGATTACGAAGAAATGACAGGATATTTCCATGTTTTTAACGACAGATATAGAAGTGACGTGGTTATACTTACAAGTGCAAATTGGGATTATCTCGAATAAGCCGAAAGGCTTTTTCGCCCGGGCGCCGCTTCAACGGAGTGAAGTGGCAAAGTGATCAAATAAAATGAAAAAACTTTTATTTTTCTCTTGACTTTACTTGATTTATCTGTTATACTTTAATAAAGAAAAGGAAAGAGAGGAAAATACAATGACTATGAAAGCAATCTACTTCGATATGGACGGAACAATCGCAAACTTCTATGGAGTCGAAAATTGGCTTGAATATCTCATGGAGAAAGACACGACACCATACGCAGAAGCAAAACCGCTTATCCGTTTTTGCACACTCGCAAGAATGTTAAATAAAGCACAACGCAATGGTTGGAAAATCGGAATTGTTAGTTGGCTTGCAAAGAATAGCACAGAGGACTTTGACGCAAGGGTTACAGAGACTAAACTTGAATGGCTTGCTAAACATCTTCCAAGCGTTCATTGGGACGAAATCAAAATCGTAAAGTATGGAACACCAAAACAGACAGTTGTAAATAATCCATTTGGTATTCTGTTTGATGACGAAGAACAGAATAGAACAAGATGGAATGATAACAACGGAATGGCATACGATGAAACGATGATAATGGAAGTGTTAAAGGCGGTTGCGTAAACCGTCTTTAATGCAAGATTCGTGCCAACGAGGGCGGCCGGGCGCCATGTCCGCTTCATGTACGGAAATAAAAACATAAATTTTTTAAAAAGAAATGTTGACAAATTTAGAAATCTTTGTTATACTATTTATAGAAAGAAAGGAAAGAGAGGTAATAAAAATGTTACGCATATTAGAAATATTATTTACTATAGCATACTTAACAGTTTGTGTTGCAATCGTCATTTGGATTGGCATTTCTTACGCAGATATACTTGCTCATAACTTACACACAGGTTATGACTACCCAAATTGGAATTTTTTCACAATATTTATTGAATAATTTCCTTATTTCTTTCCTCCTTTGAAAAATCTCACAAAAATGTGGGATTTTTCTTTTTTAGGAAATTTTTGGAGAAATTTTCCCAAAATTAATTCCCAAAATTAAATTTTCAGAAAATTCCGTCTTCGTTTTCGCCCGGGCGATCGACTCGTTCCCATATTTTCCCATAATTCGGTTTGTCCGGGCGGCGCCAATTTTCAGAAAATTCAAAAGACTCCCAAAATTCAGAATTATTTTTCTTTTATTTTTTCATAAAAAGTTGTTGACTTTTTTAGAAAATTAGCATATAATATAATTGTCAAGGGGAGAGAGATGGTAAAACTTCTTAAAAAAAAGTTGAAAAATCTTAAAAAACTTCTTGACAAATACCATAAGAAGTGGTAATATATAATCAAGAAAAGGGAAATACTTCCGAGACTGTTCCCCAATACCGAAAGGCAAGAGAACTGTGAGCCAAATTGAATTTTGTAGCCACATAGGAAATATTTCCCGAAATCCTAAAAAAATTTAAAAAAGGTCTTGACAGATTCCCGAAAATCTGATATAATAAAGACACAATAAAGAAAGGGAAGACAGGAACTTCCCAAAAATCCAAAGTAAAAAGGGTTGCGACCAAGCGCAAGAAAGTAGGTACAAGATGACTAAGAGAGAATTTTTTGAAGCAGTAATCGCAAACGTAGAAGTTGAGGAACTCAAGGCATTCGCAAGCGAAGAAATCGAAAAGATGGACGCAAGGAACGCAAAGAGAGCCGAAAAGCCATCGGCAAAGGCAATCGAGAACGAAAAGGTTAAGGCAAAGATTTATGATTGGTTCAAGGCACTTGAGGGAGTAGATGGACCGAAGATGGCAAAGGAAGTAGCCGAAGAGGTCGAAATCACTGTTCAGAGAGCAAGCGCACTCTGTAGACAGATGGTAGACGATGGTAGACTCGTTTCAGGTGAAGAAAAGGTCAAGGGTAGAAAGGTTAAGGTCTACGCAAAGGCGTAGACCAACCGAAAGGGAGAACGCAATAGCGTTCTCTTTTTTTAAGGCGCAGACGAACATACGTTCGCCGCGCCCGGGCGGCCAACTTTTTCTAACTATTATAATAAAGGGTTTAATTAAAAATAATTTGATTTTTTTAAAATTTTATGATATAATATTTATAGAAAATGAAAGAAGAAAAAATTTGTTTTTCTTTAAAAAAAGTATTGACAGTCCTAAAATTACGTGGTATAATAAAGAAAAAAAGAAAGTGAGGAAACGAAATGGCAGTTAGTAGAAAAGTAGAAAGAGAATTACTGAGAAACGAATATCTTAAAAAGGTTATCGAGTCATTTGAACAGATTGGCGATGAGGTTTTAAGAGTCAAGTCAAATGAAATTGCTATTCCCGTAGTTGGTTGTGAGGATAACGAGGACTTTATCGTCATTACTGTAAAAGTTCCAACAGGTGCTAATAAGGGTACTGAGCCATATGATGGGTATTCTGAAGCCGAATCGTATGAAATGAAACTCAAGGAAAAAGAAGAAAAGAAGAAAGCAAATGCCGAGAAAAAGGCAAGAAAGATGGCAAGAGACGAAGAAATCCGTAAGAAGAAGAAAGAAATTGCGGAAAGGGGTTGACAGACGTCAACCCCGATGGTATAATAAGGTATAAGTTAAAAGGTAATCGAAAGGAGATAGGAATGTATATTGAAAGACCAACCAATTATGATGTAACTCTTGAAGAGGAAGAAAAAAAGATAATCTCAGACTGTATAGATGTTTTAGAAAACTTTATAGAGACGGCAGAGTCACATGGTTGTGATGTATATGAAACTACATATGAAGATAATTTTACAGTAGATGAAATAGACAGTGTAAGAAAATTCTTTCTTAAACTCTATGATGTAAATGCAATGTTCTAACTATCTACCGAGTCGGTTCTGACTCGGTTTTTTAATACTTTAATGCGTTAAAGTCGCGCCCGGGCGGATCAAATTGTCAGACAATTGCGAATATTTATTTTGGGGTTGACAACGTATACGTGTAGTGATATACTATAGTTACAAAGAAGAAAGGAGAAAAGTTATGACAAGTTTAGAAATGTTAAAAACATTACATGAGAATTGTTTCATTCATCTTACTGATGAAAAGGGCGTAAAGATGGGTGCTAATGTAACGAGATATGAAATAACAATGTATTTCTTTGATGAATACATTCGTGCATACATCTTTATCAATAACAAAACAGGTGAGTTCATGGGAATAGAAAAGGTCAGAGGTATTTAGATAGAAAGGAGAACAACATGGCAAAGGTAGTACAGAATTTTGAATTTTCAAAAGAAGAAAGAATGGAACTCATAGCAGTAGCAGATATTCTTAATGATGTGATAGATACATTGGCACTCTATAATACAGACGGAGTTGAAGACGAGGTAACGGGTGAAATTTTCTTTTCAGAAGCACATTTTGAAGCAACAAGAGATTTCTTGAATGAACTTGCTGAACATGAGTTGACTCTTTTCTAATTAATGGCGCGAACACTCGTTCGCGTTCGCCCGGGCACGAAGTTGTCAGAAAATTGAAACTTTTAAAAATGGGTTGACTTCTTCCCTTCATTGTGATATACTATAGATACAATAAAGAAAGGAAATAAAACAAAATGGAAAAAATTCTTATTATCGACACAGAAACAACAAACAACTTAGATGATGCTTTGGTATATGATGTCGGTTATCTTGTCGCAGATTACAATGGTAAAGTTTATCATAAAGGTAGTTTTGTTAACGCAGATGTCTTTTGTGATAAAGAGTTAATGTCTACTGCATACTTCGTTGAAAAAATTCCGCAGTATTGGGAAGAGATTAAAAAAGGCGAACGCACTTTAACATCTTTTAAAAATATCAAATGGACACTTCGCCATATAATGAAAGAATATAATGTTAGCAAAGTATACGCATATAATTGTCGATTCGACTATATGTCACTTGCAACAACACAGAGATACCTTACAGACTCTAAATGGAGATATTTCTTCCCTTATGGTACAGAATTCCATGACATACTTGCATTATCAAGGCACGTTTTAAAGAAAATTGACAGTTACAGAGACTTCTGTATAAATAACGACTATCTGACTTCCCGAAATGCGAGTCGTTATACCGCAGAAATTGTAGCACGTTATTTCTTCGATGAAGATTTTGTAGAGGAACACACCGCACTTTCTGATTGCGAAATCGAATACAAAATTTTACTTGAGTGCTTAAAAAGAGATGGCTTCCACTACGAAACCAAAATGTGGTAACACATTTTGGTTTCCATTTTGTGGGAGTCGGCCCGGGCGCCCGCTTCAACCAATTAAAGTATAAAAGGATTGTTTTTTTATGTTTTTCTTTAAAAAAGGGTTGACAGACATATATATTAGGCGTATAATAGACTTACAAAGAGAGAAAGAGAGGAAATAAAAATGACTATTCTTACAACTTATCTATTTTGGCAGTTCGTAATTCTTAACTTTATAAACGTATTGGTAAATACCGCAAGGTCACTTTGCACTATCAAGGGTGGCAAGTGGGTTGCATCGGGAATGAATGCACTTTGCTATGGATACTATACAATCATAATTGTAATTACTGCGACTTATGATATGCCACTTATAATGAAATGTATTGCGGTTGCATTCGTTAACTTTGTAGGTGTATTCACAATCAAATTTTGCGAAGAGAAAATACAAAAAGAGAAACTTTGGATTTTCAGAGCAGTAGGAATTACTGCAATTGATTGTAAGATATTGGTAAACCATTATAAGCAGAATGGTATAAAATGTTATTATAACAAGGTTGCAGATGACTTTTACAACATCGAAATTTATAGCGAGACTACCGCAGATAGTGAAAAGATTATCAAAGGATTGGATAATCTTGAACTTAAATACTACGCAGTAGAAGCAATGGAAAAAAATAGAAAATAACTTTCCTCCTTTACCTTAATATATGAAAATGGTTTACATAATGTAAACCACTTTCTTTTATAGCGATCGCGAACATACGTTCACTTCGGCCCGGGCGCCCGCTTCAGCACACTAAAGTGGGAAAGGATTGTACGGGAATAAAAACAAAAGAAATTTGCGAAAAAGTGTTGACTTTTTCGCCCTTTTCCCTTATAATAATAATTGTCAAGGGGAGGTGATTCTCCACTATAGGTGGATAGACCCATTAAATTTTTAAAGCAATGCGAAAATTCCCCTTGACAACATCACAGAGATGTGATACAATATAATTGTCAAGAGGGAATCGCAAGCGTAAGGCGATAAATAAATTCACCCCATAGGGCAACAAGTAGCGAAGAATGAGATTAGTAGCAATAGTAAAAACCCTTATGGTTTCTCAAAAAACTCTTGATAAAAAAATTAAAAAAAGGGGTTGACAAACTCCAACAGATGTGATAATATATAATTACAAAAGGGAGAGGTAAGGCAAAGCCAACAGAACAAGGTGTGACCCACGAGAGTCAGTAAGACCAAGCCGATAAAGACTCCCACCGCACGGAGCCGAATGGTGCGGGATATAAATGTGAACCATGCGGAGATACACCGCAACCCAATAGCCTTTGGAAAGGGGGTCATTCAGCAAGGCAAAAAAATTTAAAAAAGGTCTTGACAAACTAAAAAAGGTTTGATATAATAAAGACAAGATAAAGGTAGTTCATCAAATTAAGAAAGGAAATAGGTGACAAGATGACTAACAGAGAAATGTTCATGGCAATCGTTAACGGACAGGTTAATGCAGAGGTAGTTGCAAAGGCACAGGAAGAACTCAACAAACTCGATGCTCGCAATGCAAAGAGACGTGAGATGCCTTCTAAAAAGGCACAGGAGAATGCGGTTTATGTCGAAGCAATCGCAAAGGTTCTGACGAAAGAACCACAGACGGCATCAGAGATTGCCGAAAAGGTTAAAATTTCAACATCTAAGGCTTCCGCACTTCTGTCAAGAATGGACGGAGTAGCAATTACTGAACTCAAGATTAAGGGTAAGGGTAAGAGAAATGGTTACGCTCTCGCATGAGCGTAACCACACCCGAAGGGTTGACATAAGTCAACCCATTTTTTTTGAAGTTCATCGCGAACGTATGTTCGCGGGCGCCCGGGCGATCACTTTAGTAAATTAAAGTATAAAAGAAATGTATACAGTATTCATCGAAAAAAGTTGTTGACATTCATCACCAAAGGTGGTAATATATATACAACAAGGGAGATAGTAAAGATGATGCTCCCCAAGCCGTAACATAAAAATGTGGCGACGGTAAGCCACCAAAAATAGGGTAAGGTAAACGCATCTTGCCCTATTTTTTTCGGCCGGGCCGCGTGCTCCCATGCTCCCATTGTCAGAAAATTAAAACTTTAAAAAATGGGTTGACAATACTATTACAATGTGATAATATATACTTGTAAGGTAAAGAAATGCAAAGGAGAAAAGAAATGACAACTAAAATCGACCACAGAAAAAATTATTACATCGTACTCGACACAGAAACAACAAATGGTTTTGATGACCCTATCGTTTATGATTGCGGTTTCGCAGTAGTAGATAAAAAAGGCAAAGTTTACGAGCATTTTTCTTTCGTAAATCGTGAGGTATTCTGTGAGATGAAAGACTTGATGCAGAGTGCTTACTACGCTGATAAAATCCCAACATATTGGGAGCAGATAAAAGACCACTCAAGAAAAATAACTAATCTCTATATGATTAGAAAGACACTCCATGAAGTGTGCAAGAAGTACAATGTCAAAGCAATTATGGCTCATAATGCACGTTTTGACTACAAAGCATTATCAACAACGCAGAGGTATCTCACGAAGTCAAAATATAGATGGTTCTTCCCTTATGGGGTTGAAATATGGGATACTTTGAAGATGGCACAAGATACCATTTGTAAACAGAAATCATACATCAGATGGTGCAATGATAACGGATATGTTACAAAGAATGGTAGACCACAAGCCACCGCAGAGATTTTATACAGATACATTACAGGTAATAATGATTTTGTTGAGTCACACACAGGACTTGAAGATGTGATGATAGAAAAAGAAATTTTTGCTCACTGCATCGCACAACACAAACCAATGAGAAAAAAGTGTTTTGCTTAAGAGTTCGGGAGCATATGCTCCCGTGCTCCGCGCCCGGGCCGATCGAATTGTCAGAATATTTAAACTTTTTTTTAAAGGTTGACAAAACAATAAATATATGATAATATATAGTTATAAAGAAGGAGGGTAAAAGATGTATATTTATGCACTGAAAAGGAAAAATGAAATACTCGCTTTAATCTCAAAAGGTTTCAGTCTTACTCCTTATTATTTAATGTCTTCAAATATTTCATCGATTGAATTAGAAATGATTCAAGAGGTCGCAAAAGATTTATGTATTAAGGACATAGATTTTACAGAGTATAGCAAATATTGGATAAACGATTATCGTTTAGAAATTCATAGAGAAATTTAAAAAAGTGATTGACAATTCTCTACTTATATGATAATATATAATTACAGAAAGGAGATAAAGGAATGACAGTAACAGGACTTTTAGCAATCATGACGGGTTTAACCCTTATAGGTATCGGAACAATCTTAACCAAGTTAGAGAAAGGAGACTAAAATGGAATTTGAAATCAGAGATACTTTCTACGTATCTGAAGCCGATTTTGATAAAATGGTTCAGTTATGTTTAGATGGATATAGTCCACAAAATGCAATAACAGATGTTGCAAGCGGTTGGGACGATGTAGATTTCTATAGGGTAGGACTTATCGAAGACCAACTCATTGAAAAAATCGAGCAAGTATTATAACAAGTTGCTTATCAATTCAAAGAGAACTTTTGTTCTCTTTTTTTTAAACGAACATACGTTCGCGGCGGATCGCCCGGGCCGCGCCACATCGCCTATTAACGATAGACAATGCGTGCTCCCGACCATGCTCCCATGTATACAAAATACTTTTTCAAATTTCTTGACTTCCCCATACTTTGGTGTTATAATTACTATAGTAAATAAGAAAGGAGACATTACTATGGCAGTATCAAGAAAGGTTGAACGCGAACTCATCAGAAACAAGTTTCTCACACTCGTTGCGGAGTTTCTCGCCACGCAGGGCGAAGAGGTTCTTCGTGTAAAGTCAAATGAAATCGCAATTCCCGTTGTGGGTTGCGAAGACAATGAAGACTTTCTTGTTGTAACTTTCAAAGTTCCAACGGGAGCAAACAAAGGTACAGAACCTTATGACGGCTATTCAGAGGCAGAGTCTTACGAACTCAAACTCAAAGAGAAAGAGGAAAAGGCAAAAGCCAACGCCGAAAAAAAGGAACGCAAACGCAAGCGTGACGAAGAAATTCGCAAGCGTAAAAAGGAAATTGCGGAGCATCAGAAATGATGCTCCCTTTTTTTCTATCCAACCAATCGTATATCGCAATTAGACGATGCGTGCTCCCGCCCGGGCCATACTTCACCCAATTAAAGTATTAAAGTCCGATCCAGGCGGCCGGATCATCTTCGCCCGGGCCAGATCTTGCCCGGTCGCGAACATATGTTCTTTCAAATTTCAACTCAACTATTCCGATAATTAATTTTTACGGAAGAGTTAAAAGAAATATCAATATATAGTATCTAAAATATATTCAACCCACCATATATAGTATATATTTCCCGCTTCAACTATTCCTAAAATTAATTTTAGCGGAAGAGTTAATCCGTAAAACGAACATACGTTCGTGTATACAGTATACGAACACACGTTCGACTGAATTTTCAGACAATTCAGAATATTCAAATTTGATTTAATTTGTCAAATTTTCAGAATATTCAAACTGTATACAGTACACAGTACACACTACGTCGTGGGTGTCACGACACCCACAGCAGTTGACGTCGATCCACTGAAATCGCTGAAGAGCTGCGAAAAAGCTGCGTTGAGGCAGCTGCAAGAGCTGCAAAGGAGCTGCAAAACAGCTGCGAAGGAGCTGCGTTTAAAATTCGGGCGCGAAAACAGCTGCGTTTTCAAGTTTTTTAAAGCAAAAGAAAGCTGCGCTATGAAATTTGACAAAAATTTTCAAGTTTTTTAATAAAATTATTACGAAATTTGATTTTAAAAGTCAAATTTTCTGCGCGCATAAGCTAAAAAAAAGAGAACGATTTCTCGTTCTCTTTCTACCGTTCGGCAAGTTTATTCGGAGGACTAGCCCAGCATGTAAGCCTTACGAGTTCCCTTACCCTTGATCTTTACTTCGACCTTCTGTGCAACGCCCGCTTCAACCATCTGTCTAAGCAGAGCAGATGCCTGCTGAGTTGAGATGTGAACTGCTTCACCGATAACCGTTGCAGTCTGCGCCTCATTAGTCAGTACTTCTGCGATTGCAGCCTTAATAGCTTCGTTTTCCTTAGCCTTTGCAGTCTGTCTGTTCTTTCTCAGCTCGTTAGCGTGATTCATCTTCTCGATCTCTGCTGCGGCCCATGCCATTACTTCTTCATTCATTTCACCGTTAGCGATTACGTTCAGCATTTCTCTCTTAGTAGCCATTTCATTCTCTCTTTCTCCGCTCACTCAGGCAGGCGGCTCCAACCAGTTACTTTTAAGTTTCAAGTAAGAGGTCACTTCTCTCACTTTCTATATATATTATAGCGGAATTTTCAGAACTTATCAAATTATTTGTTCCTATATCCCGCGTATAAACGAGATGGTGGTTGTTGAAGCGGCGCGATCTTGTCCGCCGAGGAAAGGGAATCATTTTTATTTCCCTTTCCTTACTTTCTATATATATTATAGAGGAATTTTCTGATTTTTTCAAATTATTATTTATTTTTTTATGGAAACACGTAAAAATTCCGTGAAAATTTGACTTTATTAGTAAAATTTTGTATAATTAAATTAAGAATGGGGTAGTATGAAATTTGATTTTTTGTTATAGGACGGGCAGCCACATCTATTGGCACTCACTGATATTTACCGACACTCATCAACATCTAGCAACACCTATCGAAACCTAGCAATACACATCACCATTTCACCGCACCCATAGCTCCACTGTCTCGCTTTCTGAATCACTCGCGCAGCTGCACTTAACCGTAAGAAAACCTCGATCTACCGCAACAACCAATTGCTTTCGAAACTTCCCTCGCCATCGACACCGCTATCTCTCTTGTCAAAAATCGATCTCCGTCGGCCCATCCACCTCGGCTACTGCATTTTGACCCCTTCTACTACGTAACCGCACAATCGCCGCACACCTTTTTCCGACCACTACAAATTATACGATTACTTATACGACTACTTATACGACTACTTATACATATATGTATACGTTTACCACCTACCTTTCCCTCACTCTCTCTCCCTACCTGCCTTCCCCTTCTATTCTACCTACCCCATCCATTACCTTCTATCCTGCTTATCTACCTTGCTTTTCCTACCCTATATACTTATACGTCTTCCGTATACGATTTCGCAAATTGCGAAAGCAATTCCAACCTTCGGTTGAATTCCTTTCACTCTTCGCGACCAGCGTAACGCTGGACCTTGGACCAATTGGGCTTTGCCAATTGGTCCACCTTTTCCCTTTGATTTATTTCCTTTTTACGTATACGTTATACGTATATATATACGTATATATTATACGTATACGTTATACTTATAAGTTTTCCTATTTTGATTATAAGTAGTTTTTCGTTCAAGTCTCTACTAATTTTTTCGGACCAAATTTCTAGAAAATTTCTAGAAAATTTTTGGAAAATTTTTTGGAAAATAATTTGACTTCAAAAAATTTTTGGAAAATAAATCAGCCAAATTTCTGCAAAATTATTCGTACTCTGCGGCCGTCCCGAAAAATAACCCCATGAACTTTCCCAAAAATTTCTGCAAAAATATCGCTGCATAATAAAAGGGGACTTCTAAAAGTCCCCTTAAATTCCTAGAAAATTTCCTACTTAACAATGCAACGATTCAGATAAGTCGTCTTTACATTCCCATAAACCTCGTGCTTTTTAACTGTACCAGTCAGCGTATAATGCTCGCCCTCTTCCAGATCAAGGTCTTTAGTAGTGAACCAAGTCAGCTGCGCGCCATCGGCATTGAAGCGATAAGAATGACTGCGTCCATAAGCTCCTTCGAACTCTACGTCTTTCTCAAAAACAACTTCGAGATTTCTCAGACGCTCACCTACTTCTCCAAGAAACATACCAAGAGAATTTTTGGAAAATATATCAGTCAAGAACTGGTCACCCTTTTCAGTCTTCTCCATTTCTCCTATATCTTCACGCCAATTGTATACGTCTGACCAATGGATTCTCTCTACATAACAATCTTCTGGTACGTCTACTGCGGCGGGTCCATGCCACTTAAGTTCTTTGGAAAACTTACAACCTTCTTCTTTAAGCTGATCTTTGATTCGATAAGTCCTCCCATAAATCAGATAGGTATTACCTTCTTCATCAAATCCATTCCACTTAAGCCAATTGCTAAAACGCTTTGCCTTACGGGCGGCCGCAGCGTTCTTTCTTGCTTCTTCAGCCTTAGCTTGTCTATTTATCTTTGCCTTCTGCATTGAATTATACTGACTCTCGCTGTAAAGACGAACGATCTTTTCAATTTTACCAGCCCCATTACACTTAAGGCAAACACCATTATACGCTGGGTGCGGAACTGGATAACCATTTTCTATTCTACAAGCAAAGATACCTGTTCCACCGCATCTATCACAGTTACCTACAACTTTTGTATAAAGCTTATTGTCTCTTTCAAAAGGCTCGCCGACTCTTTCCATTGTCTTGTAAGATTCTGCCACGTAATACTTCATAATAAAAGCTCCTTTCTTATTTTCTATATATATTATATAAAAAATTTCAGAAAAGAGCAAATTTAAAAAATTAATGTTTTAACAAATATTTACGAGATACATTTTTAAAACTAAAATTTGGATCATCTGCTTTATAATATACGAAACCCTCTCTTGGACATTTAAAATGTCCCATGCATACGATTGGATCATAATATCCATCTGCAGTGAGTTTAAAATCTTCCATATTATTTTCAAGAGTTACTAACTCTTTTTCAATGGGTACAGATTCCATTGTATAATTATCCCACATATATTTAGCGTCGCGGATATCCCACATACCTTTATCAGAAGTAATCATATGAAACAAAAATAAATGATTTTCTTCAAGATGGTGAGGATTTTTCTGAATTTTTGGCCCACATATTTCACCCTGCCAACAAATATATTCCCACTCTGGATGATGATTAAGAATATCTTCAAGCTTTTCTTGAATTCTATATTTCTTCGCCATTTCCCAGTAAGGGTTATCATTCATTGTATCTGGATAAA